GGAAATTTGAGACCTAGTTTTTTCTGCGAAAAAAATCCCAAAAAAGTTCCCGGTCAAAATATCGGGGAAAACTCCCGCCAGGCGGTTCACACGAGCGTCACCGGCGGCCGATAGTGCAGCGCTTGAAAATTTCACCCCAGCATCGAAAGGTCACCACGATGTCACAAGGAATCCCCGTCATCATTCGCGGGCATTTGATTTTCCGTTCTGATCAGGGCGGCGGCGAAGGCGGTTGGCCCGGCGATCCGGGCTTTGGTGCTCCCCCGAATTGGGGAACGTGGGGCGGCGCCGGACAACCTGGCTTCGGTCAACCTCCTGGCATTTGGGGCGGCGCGCCAAACTGGCCGTCTCATCCGATCGCCCCCGGTGGTCCGCCGCCGTGGGTGTCGCATCCGATCCCTCCGGGGATCTGGCCGCAGCCTCCGGGCGGTGGCGGACAGCCGCCCGGCATTTGGGGCGGCGGCAATGAGCCGTTCCCGACACCGCCGATCTATATCGAGGTGCCGCCCGGCGCGATCGGTGGCGAGCCACCGACGCCGACGCATCCGATCTACATTCCGGTGTATCCGGCACACCCCATCGTCATCCCGCCTGGCAGCATCGGCGAGGGCGTGCCCGAGCATCCGATCTACTTGCCGCCGGTTATCTCCGGACCGCCCGGTCCCTGGCCGACACCGCCGATCTACATTCCGCCCGGTGGCCTCGGTGGCGATCCGCCGAAACCAGCGCATCCGATCTGGTTGCCGACTTACCCGGCCCATCCCATCGTGATCCCGCCGGACGAAGGCGGTGGCGTGCTGCCGCCGCCCGAGGAGGGCAAAATGTACGTGGTGCTTGGCATCCCGGGCGTCGGTTGGAAGGTGGCGCAGGTACCAATCCCCGGCCCGGGCTACAATCCGCCGAGCGGCGGCGCAGTGCCGACACCCCAAACGGAAAGCGGCGGCGGCCGTCGGCGTTAGTACGGCGCCAGGTGGTGACCGCTGCGGCTAATCCCGCAGGTTGCCTGGTCGGCGGCGCGGTGGCTTCGGCTGCCGCGCCGATCGATCGAGATCAGCGGCGGTGACAGGCAGGACAGCGTCGAATGGGACTACGTGGTGCCGGATCGGTTTCTCTTTCGAGGCGACGAGCAAGCCTCGTTCTCGATCCGGAAGGGGACAAGAAACTGCCCTGGAATAAACCGGGGCTCTCGCGAGCCGAGCGCGTGATCGAGTTTTGTCAGGCGCTGACCGTCACCAGCGGCAGCCTAGCAAACAAAAATCTGCAGCTGCGACCCTGGCAGCGCCGGTTCATCGAAAGGATCTACGCCACCGACAGGCATGGCGTGCGCCAGGTGCGCACCGCAATTCTCTCGATGGGGCGCAAGAACGGCAAGACCCAACTGGCCGCCGCTCTTGCGCTCTGTCACCTCTCCGGTCCTGAACAAGAGCCCCGCGGCGAAGTCTATTCGTGCGCCAACGATCGATTCCAGGCGTCGAAGATTTTCAACGAGATGGTGGCGTTGATCATCAATCACCCGTGGCTGTTGATGCGCGTCAACGTGCAACGCTTCAAAAAAGAGATCGAGGATCTGACCAATGGCTCGGTCTATGCAGCGCTCTCGGCCGAAGCCAAAACCAAAATGGGGCTATCGCCCAGCTGCGTTATCTATGATGAGCTGGGCCAGGCCTCGGGGCGCGCGCTCTATGACGCGATGGATAGCGCGCTCGGCGCCCGCAAAGAGCCGCTGCTGTTAGTGATCTCGACGCAGGCCGCCAACGACGTCGCGCCGATGTCGCTGTTGATCGACTACGGCGAGAAGATCAACCGCGGGGAAATTCGTGATCGCGCTTTTCATCTCACGCTCTACAGCGCTCCGATGGAAGCAGACCCGTGGGACCGGAAAACGTGGAAGCAAGCCAACCCGGCACTCAACGATTTCCGTAGTCTTTCCGATGTCGAGCGCCTGGCGTCGCAGGCGCAGCGTATGCCTGCACAGGAAAACGCTTTCCGAAATTTGATCCTGAACCAAAGGGTCGCCGCGGAAAGTCGTTTCATCGAGCCGCGGGCCTGGAAAGCTTGCGGCGATCCGCCGTCGATCCCGGAAGGCGCCCGCGTCTTTGCTGGGCTCGATCTGTCGTCAACGCGCGATCTCTCCGCGCTGGTGGTGGTCTGGAAAGATGCGTCCGAGGTTTTTCACGTCCGGCCTTATTGTTGGTTGCCGGGCGACCCGATTGCGCGCGGTGACAAGGACGCCGCGCCTTATGCCGCTTGGATTAAATCGGGGCAGCTTTATGGGATCGGCGACGCCACCGACCCGCGCGTTATCGCCCGCAAGATCGCCGAGCTCAACGGCCGCAATCGGATCGAGGGGCTCGCCTTCGATCGCTGGCGCGTCGCCGAAGTAAGGCGCGAGCTCGACCAGATCGGCGTCACCATCCCGCTGATCGAACACGGCCAAGGGTTCAAGGACATGAATCCGGCCGTGAATTTGCTCGACAAGCTGATCGCCGAAAGAAAGATCCGCCACGGCAATCATCCGGTGCTGGCATTCTGCGCCGCCAACGTCGTCGTCACCCGCGATCCGGCGGGCAATCTGAAATTCGACAAGGCCAAAAGCACCGGCCGCATCGACGCGATCGTGGCGCTGGCGATGGCAATCTCGGCCGCCGATCTGAAAGGCGAAAAGCCGATCGACATCGAGGCTTTAATCGCGACCATTGCCGCTATCGCGCTTCCCGCGGCGACGTTGATTGGCGGATTGCTCAGCTCGTTCGGCCCAATGACAATTTGATGGCTCGTAATTGCCATCGTTGTTGATCCGCTCGATCGAATAATCACCCGCCGGGCGCTCGCCCATATCGGCGAGAAAGTTCTCGAAAATCTGCCAACGCTCGCAAATCGTGATTCCGCGGCCGCCGTAATTCTTGAAGGCCTTCACGTTGGGATTGAGACAGCGCTGCCGCATCGCTGCCCAAGAGCGATAGGTGCCGGTCATTTGCTCGCGACGAGCATGACCGTGGCGGGGCTCGAGATGCGATCGAGCGATGGCGCTGGCGACTTCGGCACGGAAACAGCCGCACGACTTGGTCGGATTCTTCCGGCGCATATCGTTGCTGGAAACGGCGACATCCATGCCGCAGTCGCATCGGCATAACCAAATAACGCCGCCATGTTGGCGGCGGCCGCTATCGCGGATGACGGTAAGGCGCCCACAGCGTTGGCCTGCCAGATCGATCATCTAAGGAACATAGCACTGATCGCTTGATTCGGGAGAGCTCCAAATGAACGCGGACACCGGCTTTCGTTCTGAAACTGCCGAGATGTTGCCGAGCGATCTGCGATCGTATCAGCGCGCGATCACCGCGATGGTGCTTGGCTGCGGCCGCGGCGAGGATCCGGGGCAGATCCTGAAATCGGCCTGGCCCGATGATCGCCGTGCGCAAGTCTTTCTCCGCGCCTCGAGCGATCCGCCACTGATGACCACGGCGTTCCCGCTGCAGAACATCGTCGGCATGTACCGCTCGATCGCGCCGAAGTCGATCGCGCTGCGGCTGTTCGGTCATGGTGTCAGCGTCGACCTGACCGGGCTGGGCACAGTGACGATCCCGGCCGCCACCAATGCGCCGCTGTTGCCGTTCGTCGCCGAAGGTGCGCCTGGTCCGGTGGTCATGCTGCCGGATGCGACGTTCACGGTCGGCCCGGTGCGCAAGATCCTCGTCCTGGCCAGCGTCACCCGCGAGCTCGACCAGGCCAGCCCGCAGGGCGCGGTCAATATCATCTCGACGATCCTCGCCGACGCCGTCGCCAAGTCGCTCGATGCGATCGCTTTCGGCGCGGCCGCGGGCTCGGCGACAGCGCCGCCTGGGCTGCTTTACAACGTGACGCCATTGACCGCGTCGGCCTTGACCGATCCGTTTGATGCCGTGGCCGAGGATCTCGGCGCGCTGGCGGCGGCGATCGGCAACGCGGGCGTCGACACCAACGACATCGTCTTTGTCGCCGGGCCCAAGCAGGCGACGGTGATCAAATTTTTCGCGGGCGCGCTGTTCGATGCGCCGGTTTATTCCTCGATCGCGCTGGCGGGCAAGGTCGCAGCCTTTGCCGGACCGGCACTCGCCGCAGCTTATGCCGATCTGCCGCAGATCGAGACGACGCGCGAAGCGGCGATGCACTATGAGGACACCACGCCGCTGAACATCGGCACGCCTGGCACACCGCCAACAGTTGCCGCGCCAACCTATTCGGCTTTCCAGAAAGAACTGATCGCAATCAGAGTGCGCGGCCGTGCCGCCTGGGGCGTGCATCCCGGCGGCGCCGCCGTCGTCGCCGTCTCTTGGTGATTGATCGACACCCCTGTCGTCGATCGAGAAAGGCCGAAGGCCTTAAGCCCGCAAGGTCGTCCCCCAACAATCGTTGTTGGCCCGCCTTCGGCCTTTCGAAACCTCATTAGCAACATCGCGAGGCTGCCATGCCGCTTCCCAAGCCGCACAAGGACGAGTCGCAGGACACATTCATGGCGCGCTGCATGCACGAGGCCTACGGCGACAACGCGCCGAACGATCGTACGCAAGAGCAGGCCGTTGCCATGTGCATGCAGGCCTGGCGCGACAAAGACAAAGCCAAGGCCAAGGCCAGCAAACAAGACGTCCCCGAGCCGGATGACGACGAGAGCCACGCCGATTTCATGGATCGCTGCGTCGAGGAATTGACCGACGACGGCGGCATCGACGAGGACGAGGCGCAGGACCAGTGTCAGATCGCCTGGGAAGATCGCAGCGCCAAGCGCGCCGAGCTGCGCGCCCGCAATTTCAGCAGCGGGGGCAACATTCGCCACAAGACGCACGCCGGTGACGTCGGCGAGGGCATGGAATTCATCATGTCCGATGAGAGCGTCGATCGCATGGGTGATATAATTTCGGCGGGCGGCTGGGACATCGCCGACTTTCAGAAAAACCCGATCGCGCTTTTTTCGCATGCCAGTTCGTTTCCGATCGGCGCCTGGCGCGATGTGCGCGTCGAAAACAACGCGCTGCGCGGCAAGCTCGAGCTCGCACCGAAGGGCACCAGCCCGCGCATCGATGAAATCCGCGCTCTGGTCGAGGCCAAGATTCTGCGCGCCGTCTCGGTCGGCTTCCGTTCGCTCGAGCGGACGCCGCGCAAGGACGCCGATGGCCACTATGTCGGCGAGCACTTTTTGCGCCAGACGCTGCTCGAGTGCAGCCTGGTGTCGATCCCGGCCAATCAGAACGCCCTGGCTGTTGCCAAGGGCCTCAACATTTCCGACGACACGCTCGATCTCGTCTTTGCCGAGCCCGGCAACAAAGAGACGAAACAAGCGCGTCGCGGCACCACCGGCGAGCCCGCCAAATCGTCTCCTCATAGAATGAGCACAACCATGTCACTCTCGCAGAGAGTCAAAGACCAGCAAGACTATGTGCTGGGCCTCAAGGACAAGCTCGCCGGACATCTGAAAGATCTCGATGACACCAATGTCAGCGAGGGGCAGATGCTGGCGACCAAGGAATTCACCAAGTCGATCAAAGAAGGCGAGGCGCATCTGGCCTCGCTCAAGGAAGCGGAGACCGCACTCGGCCTGCAGGCCAGCGACGGCGATGGCGACGATGGCGGCGGCGGCGATCGGCAGATCACGATCGGCGTGCAGCGCGCTGGCGGCCAGGTCATCACTCGTGACGTCGACGCCCGCAAGGCGTTCGGCCTCCCGGCATCGAAGAAGTCGGCGCCGATCGATCTGGTGGTGCGCAATGCTGTCTGTTTGATGTTTGCGCATCGCTACAAGCGCAGCATGGAAGAATGCCGCGAGATGATCGCGCGGACGTTCCCCGCCTACGGCGAGGACACGACCAGAACCTATCTGGACTATGTCGAGAGAGCTGCGACTGCCCCGGCGATGACCACGGTCGCAGGCTGGGCCCAGGAATTGGCGCAGACGGTCTACGCCGATTTCATGCAGATCATCATGCCGTTTTCGATCTACCCGTCGCTCAGTGCCAAGGGGCTGTCGTTGTCGTTTGGTCGTGCGGGGCGGATCATCATCCCGACACGCAACAGAACGCCGACGATCGCGGGCTCGTTCGTTGGTGAAGGCGCGCCGATCCCGGTGCGTCAGGGCGCTTTCAGCTCGCAGACGCTCGTTCCTAAAAAGCTCGGCGTCATCACCGTCTACACTCGCGAAATGTCGGAGCACAGCATTCCCGCGATCGAGGGCTTGCTGCGTGACGCCATCGCCGAGGATACCGCGGTGTCGCTCGACAGCGTGTTGATCGACGCCAACCCGGCGACCGCGGTTCGCCCCCCTGGTTTGTTGAACGGCATCACGCCGCTGACCGGCACCACCGGCGGCGGCTACAACGCGGTGATCGGCGACATCCAGGCAATGGGCCGCGCGCTGCTTGCTTCGACGCTCGGTCACGTGCGTGCGCCGGTCTGGTTGATGAACACCGCGCAGTATTGGAATCTGATGTGGACCGTCAATCCGCTCGGTCAATTCCCATTTCGGGAGGAGATCCTAGCGGGCACGCTCGGCGGCTGGCCGGTGATCCACAGCGGCACCGTTCCGGCGGGGACGATCGTTCTCATCGACGCGGCAGATTTCGTTTCTGTCGGCAAGGAAGCGCCGCGGTTCGAGGTCAGCGATTCTGCCACTTTACATTTTGAGGACACGACACCGTTGGATATCGGCACGGCTGGAACGCCGCCGGTCGTGGCCGCGCCGGTCAAGAGCATGTGGCAAACAGATAGCATCGCCCTGCGGATGATCATGCCGGTCAATTGGGTTATGCGTCGCCCCGGCATGGTGGTCGCGACCAACACGCTGACTTGGTAGTTGACAACGAGAGCGTCGCCACCAGGCGGCGCTTCCCCCCGTTAAATCTTTTAGGAGATCGCCAACATGGCAGAGAAGCAAGAGAAGCAAGAGAAGCTTAGCGGTGCGCAGCAGGACGTTCTCGATCGCGGCAAAGAGATCAAAGAGCGGTCGCTCAAGCAGCAGAAAGACATGACCGGCTGGAAGCCGACACCGACGCAAGAGGAAAACGATCTTGCGGCAGTCGGTCAGCATGTCATGGACAAAGAACCGGACGGCAGTCCGGAGGAGCCGGTGACTGCGGAATTTGCTCCGAGTGGCACCACCTCCCGGCAAATGGAAGGTTCGCGCGGCCGCGGCTATGAAACGCGCGGGGCGCAGGGCAGAACGCAGCAGCCGCAGGCGCAGCCGCAGCCGCAGCCGCATAGCGGCAGCCACAGCACCGGCCACAGCTAACAAAGATGAACGCTCGCGGTTTGCTGGCCGCAGCGGTTCGGCCCTTGGCGGCGTTGGTGCGCGCCGCCGAGGGCGCTTACCGGCCTGGCCCGTACTATCTGCCGGTCACCGGCGGATGGTTGTCGGCTGACGTCGGCCAATACTGGAATTGGTGGCAGAAGGGCTATCTGCCCGAAGGCAGTTCGGGCGCGTCGGCAATCGTCGAGGCCTGCGTGTCGGCCTACGCGCAGACCATCGCGATGTGTCCAGGGGACCACTGGAAACAGAACGACAAGGGTGGCCGCGATCGGATTGACACGTCGGCGCTGTCGCGGATCCTAAGAAAGCCGAACGCGTACCAATCGATCTCCGACTTTTTGTTGATGGCGGTGCGCTGGCTTTACCTCGAGGGCAACGCTTACGCCCTGGCGCTGCGCAATAGCCGCAACGAAGTTTCCGAGCTGCATCTGTTCAATTCGCGGATGTGCCGACCGCAAGTGATCCGCGATCCCAACGGTCCTGACTTTGGCCCGGTCGAAATCTTCTATCGGCTGTCTGGCAACCAGGCGCTGAATCCGATGCTCGGGCAGCAGCTCATCGTGCCCGCGCGCGACGTTCTGCATCTGCGGCTCACTCCCAACGAGGCGCGCTATCCCTATCCGTTGATCGGCGAGCCGCCGCTGCTCGCGGCGATGCAGGATCAGGCGATCTATGACACGATCATGGGGCAGCAGCTGAATTTCTACGGCAACCAGGCGCGGCCGAGCGCGGTGCTGTCGACCGATCTGGTGATGGACAAGGATCAAGTTCAGGCGCTGCGCGATCGCTGGGATGAGCAGACCGCGCAGCTCGGCCAGGGCAAGACGCCGATCCTGACTGCAGGCCTGAAAGTGCAGCCGTGGGGCATGCCCGCCAAGGACGCGCAGCTCGCCGAGATCTTGAAAATGTCCGAGGAGCACGTGGCGCTGGCCTATCGTGTGCCGCTGCAGGTGCTCGGCATGGGCGAGATGTCGTTCCGCACCGCGGAAGCGATGATGCAGTATTGGATCGCGACCGGCTTGGGCTTTGCGCTCAATCACGTCGAGAGCGGCATCGGTGCATTCTTTGGTCTGAAAGGCTTGCCCGAGGAATACGTCGAATTTGATACCTCGGTGCTGCTGCGCTCGCAGATGAAAGATCGGATCGACGCGCTGGCCAAGGGCGTGACCGGCGGAATTTTCACGGTCAACGAGGCGCGCGGCCAGGAAGGCCTCGACAGAAAAGCCTACGGGGACGAGCCGCGGCTGCAGGCGCAGGTCGTGCCACTCTCGGCAGCGGCGGCGATTCCAACCTCGCCCGCATCGCCCGCATCGCCCGCGGCGAAACCGGAGCCGCCGAAACCGCCCGCGACCAGCAACGACAACGCGCCGAAGGTGACGAGCAATGACTACCAACGGGCAGCACGAGACGTCGTCAGACGAGCAGGCGTCATCAACACCGGACGCCGGACCGCTCACTGAGATCCTGCAGGAAGCGCTGGCGCACGTCGTTGCCGATTTTGAGCATCAGCTCGGCCAGCGCGTCGATGCGCGCGTGCGCGAGCTCGAGCAGTCGATCGAGCTCGTTCGCGAGAAAGCCAGAAGCGAAATCGCCGAATTCAAGCTGTTGATGATCGAGGCAGTAAAGGCGCGACTGGCCGAGATCAAGGACGGATTGCCGGGATCGCCTGGCCCGATGGGCGAGCGAGGTGATCCCGGTCCTGCTGGTCCCGCTGGCGCCGATGGCAAACCTGGCGCGGCCGGAAGTGTCGGAGCGGACGGCCTGCCAGGGCCAGCCGGACCGCAGGGGCTGCCAGGCGAAAAAGGTCCGCAAGGCGAACCAGGCGAGCGCGGCGAGCAGGGCGCTGTCGGTCCGGCGGGCGAAGTAGGCCCGTCCGGGAAAGACGCACCGGCGGGCTTGCCTGGCCCGCAGGGAGCCCAAGGCGAAAAAGGTCCGCAGGGCGACAAAGGCGAG